ATAATTGATATTGTTGACACGCCTCGTGCGGCGCTTGTGTCAACGGCTAAAGAAATAACTGACTTGATTCAGGGTGAAGGTTTTTCTGCTACTGATTGGTGGAACCAAACTTCTGACAATTACATGGTTGGTCAGTTTATGCAGGACGAGGGGTGGGGTACAGGCACAGGCTGGGATTTAGCTATTGGGTTGCCTTTGGATATTGCTCTTGACCCGTTGACGTATTTGACTGGTGGCGCTGGAGCGGCTGCTCGTATAGGTACGTGGCGTAAAGCGTCTGACGCTTTGCGTAAGGCTGCTGTTACGGCTGATAAAGCTGGTGATGCGGTTAAGGCTAAGAGGTTGAATGATTCTGCGGTTAGGGTCGCTAAGAGTCGTTCAATTCTTGCAGGTGGTGATGATCTCGCTGAGATTGGTTTGAACCCTGCTGGTATGGGGTTTACTGCGTTTGGTACGGGCCGTGTTGGTCGTAAGCTTTTTGAACCTCTTGCTAATCGAGCATCTGGGGGACAGTTCAGCAAGTGGGCTGATGCCAGGAGAGTCAAGCAAATACCTAAGTATTTGTTAGATGATGCTGCTTTTGATCTTTCGAGTGCTACTAAGCAGGGTCTGAAAAACCAAGAAGCGGTTTTGACGACCATGAAGAATATGCGGGCTGGTAAGAGCTTGGGTAATGTTTCGTCGCAAGTTAAGCAAGCAGCGAAACTTGCTTCGAGTATGGCGGTTGATGTTGGCCCTCGTTTAGGCAAAGGTAGCGCCGCATTTGGGCGCACCATTGCTATGGGTCCTGGGAGGCTTTTCAATACTGCTATCGCTAAGACTCCTTATTTGCGAAGTTTGAGTCTTGCTTTAGGTGGCGATACTGCCAATTTGAAGATGGCTTCTAGGGGTTACGGTGTTGATGGTGCCAAGCTTACTGATGGCGATGTTTTGTTTCATATGGAAGCTTGGGACAATTTAGATATTGCGAAGAATGCTGAGAGGGCTTTTGGCATTAGTTTTGGGCAAACTGTATCTAAGTTACGTTCAGAACTAAAAACAGTAAATGAAGGTCTTGTAGCTAAGAATTTGCCTGAGCTTACTGAGGAAGAGCTTCTTTTGATAGGAGCCCAACATCCTTGGGCTCAGATGGATGAGGCGCAGCAGGCAGCGACTGGGTTGTTGCCTGGGAGCGATAAAGCTCGGGCGCAAAAACTTGTTCAAGAATTCTGGGAAACTACCAGAAACCAGTTCAACGAGCAGATCAAAGCGCGAGGTGGAACTCAATATGGGTCCATCGACGAAATGATCGACGAAATGTACGCTGCTCGTTATCTTGATTTAGATAATCCTGTTGCTCAGGTTGTTGGTGGCAATCGCAATGCGTGGCAAGCTCCGCTTCCAGAGTCGGGGATGATGAAAGGTAGTCCTTTCCAGCCTCGAACTTATGTTGCTAATCCTCAGAAGGGGACAAGGCAAACAAATATTTTCTTGGGAGAAGAACTTGTTCCTCCTGGTCAGCACCCTAAAGGTTTGAGTATTAGGGAGCAGATGGTTGAGATTGGAAAGCGGGCGCATGGTGCCGAGTTCCAAGATATGTTTAAGAAAGATTTTTGGGATGTTGTGCCTAGGTACGGTCGCGACATGGGTCGCCGTGTTCGTTTCCAGCGTTGGCATAACGAAAATGTTTCATCTGGTTTGATAAACAGAGCAACCGTTGACAAAGGTTCGGTTACTTTTAATCGAGAGCAAGCACAAAAACTTGAAAAGTTTATTGAGAATGCTCAGAAACACCAAGCAAGAAGAGCTAGGAAATTAAATAGATCTCGACAAGATGTTGAGAAAGCTCGACAGAATGCTGTTAAGAGCCGTCCTGGGCAAGAAGAAGAATTAGTAGGATTACAAAATCTTTTAGTTCGGATGCACAACGAGGGTATGGAAATTAGCAAGATTGCTAATGGCCTTGAAGAAGCATTAGGTGTCACGGATCTTTCTGACGAGGCTCGTGCCGTAATCGTTCAACTCGCTAACGGCACGTTTGATGCCGCTGATGCCACGGGAGTTATTGCTGGCAGAGTTGGGCAAGAAATTATTTCTGTATTGGAGCCAGCGCAGCAACGGTTATCTATGCTGCGTAATTTCCAGCGTCAACTCCAAAGTGCTTTGGATCAGATTCAAGCTATGGGGGCTCCTGGCGCTGCTGCTGGTGCTTCTGAAGCTCAGATTGCCCGTTTCTTAACAAAGATAGACGGGCATATCAGCAATTTGGAAGAAGTCTTTACTGGTCTTAACCGTGGGTTATTGCGAGGTTTGGAGAACGGCGAAGAAGTCGTCGTTATGAAACAGGTTGTCAAATTAACTGACGATATCAATAACCCTAAGTATCCCATTTCGTATACGACGAAAAGGCTTGAAGGTCCTGCTCCTGTTCAGCGTGAAGTAAGACGTATGTCTCCTGAGCGTGCTGAAAGTTTGCGTGACGTTCGCACGCCTAAGCAACCAGACCAAGCTATGAAACAGCGACGTGAGGCTGGTAGGTTTGCTTCTGGTCAAGAACCAGATTTACGTCCAGAGTTTGTTTCTGGGACTATTGAGACTCCGCCGTTGACTAGGCATACTGTTCAGACTCCTACCGAAACATTTCATGTTGACCGCTACATTTCTCCTACTGCTGGGGATTTGGGTTGGCAGATAACTGGTGAGGGTTTGGAAGCTGGGCATCCTCTTGTTGGTGGCACGAAGATTTATGCGAGTTTGGGTGAGGCTTTAGACGAGGTGTACTCTTCGCTTGGCTATACGAAGGTGCAGGATAGATTGCCAGACGGGACGTTTGGTGGGAAATATTTTGTGCGTGAGGTGACTGTTCCTAAGGATTCTCCTTTATGGAGAACCCAATCTGGTAAGTCTTGGTCAGAGCGTATGGAGAAGATGGGTCAGCTTTCTAATCAGCTTGATGCTGAAGCTGTGATTGCTGGTAAGTCTATTGAAGATGCGGAAGATTACATTCGGGGGCTTGCCCGAGAGTTAGATGGATCTGATGCTGTTATTGGTTTGCAAGATGAGATTGCTCGTTTGCGTGCGTTTAATGAAGCACAACAAGGATCGAGGCATTGGTTTTATGAGCTTGTGGAGCAGGCCCCTGTTAGGGAAGCTGGCGAGGCTAGTGTTTGGCCTCCTCGCTCTAGGGCTATTTGGCGTAATGCTGATGGTTCTGAGAGAACGATTTATGAAGTTGGGCAGGAGTTGGGCCTTGATGATGCGACGATAGCTAAACGCTACGTCGATCAGCACAGTCGGGTTGTTAAGACTCGTGGTCCTAAGAAAGCTCAGTCGAAGAAAACGGTTAGGGCTCAGAAGAAGGGGCGGGAAAAAGCGTTTGAGGATGCTGGTGCTCCTCAAACTCGTTTGGCTCCTCGGGAGTTCAGTGACGATCTCACCAGAATTGCTAAGAACTTAGAAGATGATATGCCGTGGCGACAGTTCGACACGGAACGAAATGGTTTCTTCCAAAGCCGAAACAGAACTGTTCCTCATATTGTTACTGATGTTGAAGAGAAGATGGCTTATCTTCAGAAAACCTATAACAGGGTTCAACAAAAAATTAATGAGGCTGCTGATAGGGCAGGGGTTGTTAAAGACAAGATCAATGCGGCTGAAGCTCGTGTTGCTGCTAAAGAAGCAGACTTTGAGGATATTCGTTCAGAGATTTGGATTGAGCGGCAAGCGCAAGCAGCGGAGCAACTCCAGATCCAAGCAGAAATTCAGAATTTGAAAACTTCTGGAAGTGTTGATGATTGGCTGAAAACTGCTGACAATAATGATGAAGCCATGATGTATGTGATGAAGAATCGTGGCTTGTATACCGCATTTTTGGATGCGTATGGTGAAGCGCAAACTAACTTTATGCAGTCTTTCAGGAATCTTGATAAACGATTTGTGCCTGGTGGTACTGCTAGTTCTGGTGGGAACTATGCGGTTGGCGGTTTAAGCGAATCTGCTATGCACACTTTTGAAGAAGCTATTACTGCTGGCGCTAAACTTGCGGATTACAAAGAGGTTGGCAAGTTTGTTCAACAGTATCGAACCATAGCTAACTGGTGGAAAGCGCAAGCTGTGAGTACTCCAGGTTTCATTCTTCGTAACCTTATGGGCGGTTTGTGGATTAACTCTGCTATTGCTGGTGTGGAGATGGGTACCCATAGCAAGGTTATTGCTATGGCTAAGGCTGCTGCTTTAGCAGGTGAGGGTAACGTCATTGATGGTGCTCGGCTCTTGTCTCAGGGCGATGGTGCAAAGCTTTCTGGTGTTGCTGGTCTTGGTGGTATGCGTCGTGCTAGCGCTTATGACTTTGAAGTGTTTACTGAGCTTTTAGAAAGCGGTGCTGTTGGTACTGGTCAGGCGTGGTCTGAAGTTGCGACTGCTGTTTCGGATACTGCTACTGCGCCATTTGCTCGGGAGATTAACGAATTAGGTCGTGTTAAGTCTGGTGCGAGAATGGCTATGGCTGATAAAAGCACCACTTGGAATCCATTTAGCGCAGACTTCAAAGGTTACGTTGGGGTTAGAGGTCAGAACGAACGTGCAGAATTTGTTTTACGTGCCGCTTTGGGCTTTGACACAATGAAGAAGGGCGGCAATTCTATTGATGCGGTAAGGAATATCAACAAGTATCACTTCGATTATTCTGATCTGACTGATGTGGAACGTCGCATTAAAGATGTGATTCCTTTCTACACTTGGCAAAAGAATGTGGTTCCAGTGTTGTTGGAGTCAATGGGGAAACGTCCTCAGGCTTGGTCGAATCTTCTTCGTACCAAGAAAGAGTTGGAGCTTCATTCTCCTCAGGAAGGGCTCGTGCCTGATTACTTTGGTGAGAACATGGGTATCAGGTTGCCGTTTAAGATTCCTGGGATTCGTGGGGGGCGTGTGTACGCTATGCCAGATCTTCCTTTCAGGAATCTGGCTACTTTCGCGAAGGAACCGACTTCTCCGATTCGTGTGCCTTTAGAGTCTGCGTTTCCTTGGATTAAGATGCCTGTTGAGATTTGGGCCAAGAAGCAGTCGTTTGCTGATATTCCGTTTAGCGGAAGATATCAGCAGGTTCCTAGTTGGGGTAAGATCCCTGGGTTGATGCCTATCCTTAGTGCTATGGGTAAGGCTAAGAAGTCCAGTGATGGAACGTGGGTGATGCGTGACAACGATATTTATGCTGTGGATCAGTTCTCTCCTGTGTTGGGTCGTATGCGGAGGATGTTGCCTAATGAAAGCGCTAAGCAAAGACGTTTAGCGCAGACTTGGATATCAACAATCTTTGGTGGGGGTTTCCGTGTTAATGATCCTTGGGAAAAGAACTCTCAACTTATCAGGGATAACACGAGTTTTGCTAATGAGTGGCGTGATATTCTTGATATAGATACAAGGCGGGTATGACGTGGCCCTTACAATTATTTCTCGGTCGGGCTGGGAAGCTCGACCTCCTAAGAAACCTTTTACGAAGCTGAAGCGGTGGCGTATTAAGGGCGTTGTTTTGCATCATAGCGGTGTGAAGAATGGTCCTTCTGGTATGTCTGCGGTGAAGCAGTATGAACGATTCCATATGGATTCTCGGGGCTGGAATGCTATTGCATATAACTGGCTTGTAGACGAGAAGGGTGTTGTTTATGAGGGTAGAGGTCCTGGTATTCAGTCTGGTGCTACTAAGGGTTGGAATAGTCGTACTGAGTCGATTTGTTATACGGGCTGGGGTGCTGCAAAGGTTCCGAATGAAGCTTTAGTTTCTATTAAGGCTTTGGTGAATGATATTCAGGAGCGTTACGATAATGGACTTTGGGTCAAGGGACACAGAGACTTGGGTAATTCAACTTGCCCTGGTAATTGGCTTTATGACTGGCTTCGCGCAGGGATGCCCGTCGATGAAGGAGATTGGGCTCAGATCGACTGGGCGTCGATTACAGCGCATGTAGATAAGTTAAAGGGGGTAGTATCACACTCCCCCCTCTCCGCTCGCCGTAGGAGCCGTGGAGAGGCTGTCAGGGCAGTACAGCAACGATTAAGTGACTTGGGGCATGAACCTGGTGGTATTGACGGCATTTTTGGCCGAAATACGGCCAGAGCCGTCAAAGAATTTCAAAGAAAGTTTGGATTCCTTAAAGCCGATGGGGTTGTAGGCGTACAAACTTGGGATGTCTTGTTTGCATAAATGGGCCAAAGTTGCCCTATTATAGGAAGTGAGGTAGCAATGCCTAAAGAAAGTAAACAATGGAAGGATTCCTCTTCTGTTGACAATGCTGAAGCGATGGGAATGAAAGCTAAAGAAGCAGCTTCGTTTTTACGCTCCACGGCACTAGGTAATCAAGATTCGGGCGGACGCCCGTTTGGGAAGTAAAATGACTGAAGGTTCAGCCAAGAAACCATTTGACTGGGGTGACTGGATTGAGCGTTCTGTTTGGACTGCGGTCGAAGCAGGGCTCGCCATTCTTGTTGTCACAGACGTATCAAGCTTCAAAGCTGCTGCATCAGCAGCGGCTGCGGCTGGCATAGCGGCTCTGAAGTCGCTAGCCAAGCAACGTCTGGCTCGGTGACATCTGTGGGGGACGATGAGGCTCTTGATGACATCTGGGCAGACTGGATGGCAGAAGAAGGGTTGGAGATCGAAGAAGAGATCGAACTAACCCTTTTAGAGACTCGTGGTACTCTCGACATGCAAGACGGCACCCATGCTCAATGGATGAATGGTGACCTAGGCGTTCTCTTTACTTTTACTTCTGAAGAAGTCACTGAGATACTTGACGCTTGGGATGATGCTGTTGGAGGCAACTTGATGGCCTTGACCAGTTTGATGAACTGGCTTCAAGGCTTCACGGGTTTCCTGACCACATGCGTCAACGCCAAGTCAGATTTAGAGGATTAATCTTTGAGCTTTCTCCACACAGCTTCATGCTGAAGGAGATTACTGCGAACTTTGGCAGCAAGCTCATCTCTTCTGCGCGCCAACGTAGTTTTAGGGATGTCCAACACTCGTGCTACGAAGCGTAGGGATAACCCAACATCTACAAGCATGTGATATAGCCATTGTTCGTCGTCGCTTAGAGAGTCGAAAACCTTTTCAACGGCATCTATCAAGTCCCCTTCATCTCTGTAAACGCTTTCCCAAGAGGCAGAAGGTTCCTCGAAAGGGGCGGCGCTCATAAGAGCTTCCGCCTCCGTTTCGGGAATATGGTAGAGCCTTACGGCTCGATACCATTCTGTGTCTGTTACCGTCGCTCGTGACCTTTGAGGTCTTAGCGACGGAAACTTGTAATCTTTTAACGCTTGAAAGAATGCTTCAGGATCAAATTCATTGTCCATCGTCCCAGGGCAATAGTTTTGAGCTTATAGAGAAATAAGCTTTGCCCTCAGGAAACTTCCCCAACGGTACATCTTCTTTATTGATGATGTTTACCATTTCGCTGTATGTCAACGCAGCGAAATTTTGTCGGGTTGATGACCAGATCCAAAAGTATAAGTCCATTCCCGAGTGATCCCACCAGGACAACGCAGATATTTTTTCTAGTTTCAATTTCAGCGGCGTTTTGCCCATTCCCATCACTTCTACTAGCCGCTGAGGGTTTCCTTGTAAGTAATCAGGAGTATATCTTACTCCCAACGGCATTTTGTGTATGTGGAAAGGTGGACGGTTCAAACCGTACCTAACCCAAGAGTCGTTTCTTTCCTCAAAAGCTGTTTCAGCTTCGTCGCCCATCTTTAAGTAGCGTTCTTGATAGGACCCTTGGTGGAATGGTTTGTTCATTTTTTCTTCCCGACGATCCTCTGTATTTGAATATCGTCTTTATAGGCGATGCCATTTAAGGCATCTTCTATCGCTTTAAGGTAGTTGGTAGTATCTCCTCGGAGTTTGCTTTCCTCTACTTCTAGCGGAGTGATGGTTATCTGAGCTTTTTCTTTGCTCAGAACCACACTCATGCTTATCGGTCCCTCAAAGAGGGGGCCTTTGTAATGTTCTTTGACTGCGTTCTCGTAGTCCCGAGTGTTTTTAGGAGTGTACGCATAGCCTTTTTTAGAGAACCTAGGGCGACCCTTGACCTTTGGGCGCACTGGAACCGTAAATTTGTAGGACTTAGGCACGTCTATCGCCTATTGCCACCACTGCTCTATCAACAAGATTACGAAGTTGCCGTTCTCTGTCTGTTCGGTCTGTGAACTTCTGTAAGCGATCATCGAATCTTCTTACCCAATCCAGTGTCGCTTCGTATGTGAACTCTTGCCAGATCAAACTGGTAGCGAACCCAAAGAGCGCTTTGCTGCGATCTTCGTGTTCGTGTTGTTCCCACAGTTCTTTAGCTAACCCCAGAAACTCCCCATCCAGCCGAAAACCCCGATCAACATACTTCAGTTTCTTCGGCTCAGTCGCGGCATGGAGGGGAAGTAACTTTCGCATTATCGCTGGAGGCGTTCTGTTTTCTAAGGCTTCTTTCGTGAACTTTTGCCACGAATAGCCTTCAACTTCTTGCCTGCCAGGAGTGCGACCCCCAGGGTAGGGAAGCCTTAAGCAATTCCCTATGGAATCTTTAGCTAAAGATTCTTGTTTGGGGTACACCTCGCGAGTGGGGACATCCACGATCCTGCAAGCACCTATAAGAGCTTGGCGAACCAAGCTGGCTGCCATTGGTGCTTCAAGATAGACCCAAACGTGGTACCCCTTGGAGCGAGAGGGCTCTTTCCAAGAGGTAATACCCATTTTCGTGAGGAGTTTTTGTAAGTTGTTTGAATGAACGTCTGATATTTCTCCTTCGTCTAAGTCAACTGCTCCCCAGTTGACCATCCAAACACCGTTCTTTTGCCAGAGAGGGTACACACCGATGTTGGCGTCGCCTTCTAAGTGCTTCTTTACTAGCTCTTCGTATTCTTCGCCATACGCCTCAACATAGTTCCCCTGTCGGGTGAGGGGCTTTACTCCTTTCGCTACGTTAGCGATGAAGCCGCCTTTGTGAAGCTCAGCGAACTCTTCTACTCCACCCATCGGTCATCCATTGGGATATCAGACTCGAAGTAGTCTCTGACGAGGCCGCAGTTAGGGTCCATGTAATAGTCAATGGGATCATGCGTGACGTGGCATGGCGGTCGCTTATTCTTGCAGAGGTCCAGCGAGACTGAAACCGAGTGCATGAGTCGTTCAGCGTCCGAGAGCTTTGGGTCATCACGTTTCCTAAATACGTTTAATTGAAGAATAGCATATTCATCTGCATTGAACTTGCCATCATCCATTCCCCTTGAACTGCCACGGTGTGACGCTTTCCCAGATTGGTGAATGAGAGCGGTTGGCATTTTCTCTGCCTCTGACCATTCCTTCAGCCCTTTGAGAACTTTGGATACGCCTTCGTATCCGCTGGCCTGTGGTAGCTGTTCAAGGAAGTCAACCATGACAAAGCCAGCTTTGGCTTGCCAGTAGTCCTCGCATTCACGCATGGCTTCCGACATATGCTCGAAAGACATGGCGTTTGGGAAAATTTTGATTCTATCTAGGAAGGAAACTTTGGCTTCTTCGATTTCTTGAATGACGGAAGGATCCTGAGTCCGCAAGCCATCTTCCACCTCCGCAAGATTGCGTTGGTAAAGTAAAGCGAAAAGTTTCGAGACAACCAAGATCTCTGGTTCGTCGGGGGTGTAGATAACTCCATGAAAGTCTGGATTCTGTAGTAAGTTCGTTGCCATTGAAGAGAGAACCACAGCCGACTTGCCGCTGTGAGCCCTGCCTGTGACAACAAGAACGTCGCTAGGCCAGATCCCTCTCATCTTTTGGTCTATGTCTGAAAGACCCATGTAGTAACAGTCGTCACCACGTTGGGCATAGTCCACCCACTCATCCACTGCCGCTGAAGTGGGGCGGAACCATTTGTATTGTTGCTCTCCCAGTAGGTCGAGATCGACACCCGCTAAACGGGCATCGACCTCGGCCTCGGAAAGCTCTACGGCTTCTCCCTGGGTTTCCATTTAGCTGTGGAGATCCTGACGGCGGGATACCCAATCCCACTCAACCGCATCCGCTTGCGTTTCGCCTGCGGCTTGGTCGAATACGGTGAGAGGCACATTGCTGTCCCCATCATTTACCCACATTCCGAAGTCTTGCTTCACGTCGAACCCGAGGCGTGCAAGAGCATCTTTACCAATGGAAAAGTTTGGATAGTTTGTGCCACGGTTTGTTTTATCTGTCGTGCCATCAGCCTTTTCTTTGACTTTGTACACTTCGATTACTTCACCGTTTTCGTCTTGCCATTCTGGTGGTTGGAACGCTATAAGGTTCCATCCTGCTTGACGAATGTCGGCTTGTTTGCCGACGCACAAGGGTACACGCTTGTAGACACGGCCAGTTACTTTCCCTCCTGCTGGAGCGGAAGCTTTCGGTCGTACTGGAGCGCTACTCGCAGGGGCTTCCTCAGATGAGGTGGGCTTATCACCGTCAGGCCTGGAAACGCCGCTTTTCAAGCGACGCATCACCACGCCATCAGGGGAAAGGTCAACTTCCTGCCCTGCTTGCTTAAGCACCTCATTCTTCACGTCAGCGAACAGGGAAGTGGCTTCAGCCATGATGCCTTCCTCGCCCATTGACTCGGGGACAGTTCGCTCTATGGAGAGCGAATAGTCCGCTGTTTCATACGGGGCTTCGCTCACCTTTTGAGTGAAACTCACCGTAATTTTTGCATTGTCTGTCATATTTCATCCTCCCTTTGGATGTCTTTTTCCAACAGATCTTTGAGAATCATACCAGAAACGGCCCACGGCACAAACTAGCAGATAGTGAACCTCGCTCACCACGGCTTCTCCCCGAGGTGCTTGCCACGGCATTCGCCTGCCTGCCACACGGGACACCATTTGGGTGAGCAGTGCCAGCCTTGCCAGTTCATGGGCCAAGGTTCGATGTTTGCTGTCATTAGCGGAACGATGGACCAGCACATTTCGATGAAAGCGTCGATGTGTTCTTGGGTGCGTTCTATCGGGATGTGTTGGTACTGGCCGTTAGCGAAAACAGCTAAGTTGAATTTGTCTGCGTCCAAAGCCCAGCAGTAGGCGTGGGATTGAATGTCCCAGCGTTTCTTCTCCCAAGGCTCATAGAAGCGTGATGGGTTCTTCCAGTCCCACAGTTCCCCAGACTCATCTTCCCAGTCAGCGGTTCCTGTGAGGGTCAAGGTTACACCGTCGCGTGTTCCTATCTCTTTGGTGAAGGTGCGCTCCACGGCACTTGGCGTTAGTTGAGGCCATACCTCGTCGTGCCAAACTTTGATGTTGGCTCTACAAACATCGACAACCGTTTCGTAGGGCTGTCGCCAAACTTCGACAAGGACAGAATGGGCGGAGAGATATTCGTCCACCATGTCCCACAGCACATCTAGGCCGACAGTGGTTTGAGAGTGAAGTTGTTCGAGCCCTGCCTGTTCGATAGCGTAATGGACTGCGTTGCCTCTGAGTAGGTCGGAGGTTTCTTTCTGCTTGACCAGCCCCAGTCGCTCTTGGCGTGCTTGCTCGGGGCAGCGGAGGAAAGTATTTATCCAGCTTTGCCGTAGTTTGATTTCCACGCTTCTCCCTGCGTTTATGGGTGATGCCCTAGACGCGGGGAGAAGTCACGCCTAGGGCATCTCCCTAGATCTAGTTTCGGGGGAACCCCCTGAAGGGGTTCCCCCGAAGCCTACAGGTAAGATTACAGAAAAACAACTCGCGGGAAAAAGAAAACAAAAAAAAGACCCCCACCCGAAGGTGGGGGCTGTGGAATTTCCACAGATTAGCTGGATCAGAATGGTGTCTGTCTCTGTAATCTTTCTTCTGACGCTTGTTCTATCAGTTCATGCGCTCTGGTTCGTTTGAGGTTAATGAACTTGCCAGCTTCGGCTTTCGTGAAGCCTCCGTGGTATAGGTCAAGCATTGTTTGTCGCCTCAGGTATCTGAGAACTTTAAGTTGATTCTCCCACACCCAACACAACCTATCTAGGTAGCGCAAGTGTGCAGGGCTATCTATGTTCCATGCTGAATTGTTCTCTGCGATTTCAGAAAACATTTCAAGCTCCATCTCAGTTACAGCGGTGAAACCTTTGCGCTGCACCCAAGCTGGTTCTTCTTCGCTCATGCCATTCCTCTTGCTCTCAATATTTCTCCTCTTGTAAACGCATCAGCATAGACAACGGGGTTGTCTCGTTTCCCTGCTGGTTTTTTCGGAGGTGTCTTATCTGGGTTCTCAGCTTTATACTTTCTTGCTTTATCCCTTCGTTCTTGTTCGTAGAGGGATTTGGCAGAGCGACATAAGTCGCAACGGCACCCTCTACCGTAATTGGTGAGCGAAGGATTGCCTTGGCAATCATGTTTCATGTCATGCACTCCTCAAATAAGCTGCGGCTTTATCTAGCACTTTAGGGTCATCGTTAAACATTCCAAGTGCTCGGTTACACGAGTGACAGAGAAGGCCCCTTACGGCCTGCGTAGTATGGCAATGGTCTACCACGAGATGCCTATCTCTGCTGTGTCGCTCTTGTGGAATTTTTTCACATATTTTGCACTTACCTTCCTGTTCCCTAAACATGCGGTCATAGTCTTGGGGAGTTATCCCGTATCGGTGCAAAGTTTTCTTTCTGCGCCATTCAGGTCCCCGTTTGCGTTCGTAGTCACGCATGGCTTGATTGTGGCAGGTACGACAGCGTGAACGTACGCCGAGTTTGCCTGTTGATTGTTTATGGAAATTGGTGAGTGGCTGAGGGTTCTCCTGAGAGCACTCTTCGTTGTAACAAGTTTTAGTAATCATTACTTCCTTCCACAGGTCCAGAGCCTCCAAGCTCCTTTAGTGTTGTAAATGTGATGAGCCATCGCCGTATTGGTTGATATGTCATACCGCTTAGCCCAAGTTTTCTTACCAAAAACATTTGCCCAGTAAAATTCATTTACTTGAAAATGGCCGTGGTCAACACCGTTGTAGGCCCGAGGATTACCTAGCGATTCACACCAAACAATCCCCAGAGCCTCCACACAGTCGCTGTCCTCCCATTCATACGAGCAAACAGATTCAGCGATCTGAACTTGTTCCTGTGGAATTTCCACGAAAGAAGCGAAGTCCAGAATACGCCAAATAGCCAGCCAGACGTTCATCTAGTTCCCTCTGGCCTCATCTATTTTTCTATCCCAATACAATGACTCAGCAATTTCACGAGCTTCCATCATCTCGTCATATTCCTCTTCAGTCATGTCCGCATAGGGATCATCTGGTGGGTCTATAGAAAAGTACTCCATGAGTTATCCTTTACTTGTTGAGCAGTTCGACTGCTGCTTCAAAACTTAGGTCATACGACACGGCATAGGCCCATCCGTCGTAGTCGAGTCGGTTGAAGTCTTTCACCGCTACGACATACGGAGCTTCAGGGAATGGGCATCGCTCCTTAGGGCGCTGCACCATGATCCTGAACCAGCCAGGATCATTACCTATCGGTACCTTGTGAATAATGGGGTACCCATTGGACTCTGTAACCTCATTCATTTCTCCCTCCTTCTGGGAATTTAATTACATTATCTGAACAAATTGTGGGCTTGCGAAAGAGTTCGTCCTCTGCATTTAGAGCCCTCAACGCCATCAACAAGCAGTGTTCCGTTTCCACCACTGCTTCTTCCATCGACTGAGCCATGAGTCTCATCATGTGCATCGAGTCATGGACGGTATCGAATAGCTCAAGCAAGATCTCATTCTGCTCGTCAGTTAATTGACCCATTGGCCCTCCTTGTCTTTCTGTGGAATTTCCACAGATCTACACTCCTGCCAAGATGTGCTTAACTTCCAGAGCCTGCACAGCCTTCTCGGTCAGAGGTAACTTGCCCATCACAACATTGCGGTGATGGCGCTCATTCTTAGACCCACTGGCCTTACTTACTCGCAGATCCTTCTGCTCATACGCCTGCACAGCCATAAGAGCCCCCCAAGCAGTCCCGATAATGTGGGTGTTGTTGGGATCCTCTTGATAGCGCCACTGCATCTGGTTGCGCTTATTGTCCCACTCAGTCCACGCTCGTGTAACCCTTGGCCCATCATCATGGACCTTGTATTTGTTTGGTTGGTCACCAATAACTTGCCTAATGAGTTTGTCGAACTCAGCGTCAACAAACTTTTTATCAAGCAGGCGCTGAACCCGATTGGAATACTCAGTTCCCAAGTAGTATCGCTTGACTAGCTCGGACACAGCCTCGCTCATCAACTCGGCAGGCGCGCCTATGTGCTTAAAGGTATGCCATGAGGGTACATTCAAGACATTGGTCTGCATCGTGTTAGCACAGACAACAATCCCCAAACTATTTGTTAGGGACAACGGCAACTTGTCGTAGCCATTGGTCAAGTTGATGACGTTATGGATCTCCGAATAGCCGTCAATCTTGATGTCGTTAGGTAAACGGACTGACACAAACGCAGCCTCACCGTTGCTGTAAGTACCTATGGATTCGATAGATTGAACCAATCCAGCGTCAATCAGCTTGGGAAGCAGTTCTCTGGTCAAGAACGAATGCTGCACCAGCTTGTACCTAGGTGTGTGGTGGCCGTGGGCCACAGGGTAATGCTTAAGGATTACAGTCCTAGCGTTCTCAAACTCATGGAACTCTGGTTCGTACATTGGGTTCTCTGCTTCGTGCATAAAGAATGGTGCATCCAAATATGCATCAGCCCAGTCCAGCGCCGAAAGTGATTCGGCGTGGTCGATTTCTCCTACCTTCCCTAAGTTGTGCCATGCCGATTCTGCGAATCGCATGTGCTGTGCGTCTAATGGTTGTATTTTGCTACTCATTTCCTTCTTCTTCTTTCTGTGGAATTTCCACGAAATAGTGTGTCCTGTTAGGACCTATATATTTTGATACTGCTTCTCTAGCTATTTCTGCATTACCCCCAAGGGCATGGAGGTAAGTGGCACGTTCATAAACTCTGTCCAAGGCTGCCTCGGGCATGACAATCGACTGGAACAAGTCAGCGCAACCCTTTGCTGCTTGCTCCAGTCGAATAGTCGCATACCAGAAGTCCAAGATCTTGGCTTCTAGTTGCGGGTCATCTTGTGGCATCTGGATCTGCACCGCTCCACTCAACAAGTTGTTTAACTATGTGGCGAGCGTTAGACCCTCTACCCCCGTAAGGTGTGTCTACCTCAAGACCAGCTTTATCAGCGACCCAGTACAAGAAGGTGAGATTGTACACTCCCTCCATTGACTCTTTTGGTTCGCCGTCATGTCCCCAAATGGTTGTTGTGGGGCTGCTGAAGTCAGAGTGATGGACCTCGGTGATCTCGGTTACATCGAAACCCTCATAATGGTCAGGGTCGATGATCGAGTGACCGTCTGGATAGATGATGCCATTTTCGATGGCATTCTTAATTTTTTCTTTCGTATATGTCATTGTTTTCTTTCTGTGGAATTTCCACGGATTGTTTATTTGTTACTTGCAGCGAATCGGACGTTGTTCACCCCCTTAATGCAAAGCCCACAGTCAACACAGGCACCTACGCCGTCGTTGACTAGAGGGATCTTGCCTGTTAGCTCTGGACATCTAGGCCCACGCCTACGGTGGGGAAACTTGTCAGAAAGAGTTAGGGTGTCTTTCCATGTGTCTGCACAAAACGCTAGATTTACCCACGGATTCTGCTGCTCGCAGGCTCTAGCTTTCCAGACATTAAAGTTATCCACAGAAAGATACACTTGGAGGTTTGGGGGACCCGACAGGGCGTGGACCACATCGAAGTTTCTGGTGTAGACCCAGAACTTGATATCTGGATACCAGAACGCAATGTCACGCATGGCATAAGCAAACGCCTCAGAAGGAATGTCACCATCCCAAAAATGGCGGAACACCCAGTCCTCCTTAGGGACTCGGTGCCGCCTAAACCCTTGGTGGACCTCACCCACCAGCAGGTCTAGTTCCTCGAACAACACACCTTGGTCGTCAATGTTCTCGCTTACGAACTTCCAGTTGCGCTCTAAGAGATTACGAACAGCGGGCCGATGCTTCTCAATCTTCTCGGCGTAGCAATGCTTATCGCAGAACTCTGTCCTATTAGCGCAATGTGCCGCAGGTAGCCCATATGTGTTCTTGATGCGCGGATCCCAGCGGCCACTGGCTCGCTGGATCGCTACGGGTGTGACCTTGCGGTCGTTGCTAGCCTCAATCATTGTCTGTGGAATTTCCACGGATTGCCCTTGCCTCAAGAGTAGTGAGGACCTCGTGGAATCCTTCCAGAACTTCTTGGGCTACTTGGTGCTTGATCTCTTTGGCAATATTCTCGTCTAGCTTTACCGTGAACTCGATACCGCCGTTCATCATTGTCCCAGCTAACTCTTCATGGACAACCTTGCGGATCATGGGCTCGAAGTTAGAAGTGAACGCATCAGGGTGTTCCTCTATGCCTCCCAGCACCTCACCGATAACTCGTTTGGTGGCGTCAGCAAAAGCTTTGCCTACACCGCAGCGACCCCCAGCGGCAACACGCAGGAAGTCCTCAAGTAGTGTCTCTATGGCACCTCCTAGATCATCTTCTCGCACGAGGCGGTGACCATCATCTAGGTCATTGACGCTGATGTATTGCATGTTGCTGCTGATGATCTCATCCCAGCGGTTGAAGTCCCAGATAACGTGGTAAACGTCATCACTGACATCAAGGTTGCTGGATATGTAATTTTCGATTGCTGAGTCTACTTTGTACTCAATCGCATCGTATAAGCCGTCATCATCTATGGAGACTGTTGTATCTCCTAGATTGACCTCAAATTCAGCCATTGTTTTCTCCCTCTGTGGAATTTCCACAGGTCTACTGTGAGAGTTATCTCCCACATATAAAATTGTATCATAAATATTTATATCTGTCAAAGGCTCCACAGCACCGTCTACAGCACCGCTCCACAGCACCTACTACGGCACCGTCCACGGCACCGCTCCGCGGCACCCCTCAAACCGCCTCCAACGGCACCGACAGTGGCTTCGCAGAAAGTGAATTTTGTTTCACAAAATTCACAGGGACGAATCGAAGTGCAAGTTTGCTCAACCGAAGTGCAAATAGGGTCAGACACGAAAGCCCTAGTTCATAGGCTTTAAGGCAGGGTGGGACACTCGACGCAACGAGTGGGACACCCACACCTACGCATAGGGACGAGTGTTTGTGGAATTTCCACAGACACAAAAAAAGAACCACCGCCGACCCGAAGGCCGACGGTGGCACTAACCGACGAGGGGAGGGTATCTATCGGTTAGAAATAGAGGTAACTTTCTCTAGGTTCTTCCCATAACGGATCGTGACTCCCAGGACACGACCCCCTATGGACCCCTCGATGTCTTGATTGTTTAGGTAGTACTGGTCAAAGCCAGTACCCCTGAAGTCACAGCCGCTATTCCATGCAGCCTCAACTTCTTTCTTTGTTGTGTACACTCTGCCGTAGGCAGGAACACAGGTTATCCATTCACCCATTATTGTCTCCCAACTGTTCGGGTTTAATCATATCCATAACTTCACCAAGTCTCCAAGAAGCCTCTTTAAGCACTTGATGAACTTCCTCTAGCTTGGCTTGTTCCTCAGCTAGTTGCAGCTTCATAATCGCTGCGTGAAGCTCTATCTGTGGAATTTCCACAGTATTGCCATCGCTGCCCATTAGGCAACCTCCTCTTTCCTATCTCCAATAAACGACTCAGCGCAACACACACAATCCTCGTCAGGTTCATCGACCCAACAAATGTCGTGTTCTTCCTCGTCGCAGTTCTCGCATCTGTAGTCCAAGAACCCCATTTCAACCACCCTTCCTAAACTCGGAATCCAAAAGCGCTTGCCAGTACTCAGGACCCCGAGCACGCTCCCTAGCCCAATACCACTCAGCCATCAAATGACAACCACGAACAAACATCGCGATACAGATCATGTAGTACAGGCCAGGGTACTCAGGGATAGGTAGGACCTTCTCCAACAGATCGAACATTAGAACACATCCTCAGAGTTTGGATCGTAGTTCTCAGCGGCTTCGATCATGCGCTCCACATTGGCAAGCTGCCATGCCAGAGCGTCCCGTTGCCTCTTAAGCCTCAGCAGGTCTGTAACCTCTTCTGGCTTTATCAATTCCGTGGAATTTCCACGGTTTGGATCTACTAGGTTATGCATTGTTCTCCCCTAACTAGGATGAGGTCTTTCCCCATCCGCTAATTACAATTCTACCATGAAAAAATAGATCTGTCAAAGCAGGTAAAAGAATACAGCCAGCGCACCACGGCACAAACGCAGCACCACCCGTCACGAACGCTCTTACACATAGTGAAACGCACAAGGTAATTCTGTGGAATTTCCACAGATGGCGTGACTAATGGGGCGTGTTAGGTGAGCCTAACAACTTCATGTTAGGCAAGCCTAACAACAAACAAACAAACCGACAGTGAAAAGATGATTCGTCTAGGAGCGCAGCGACGACGATGAATCATCACGCCGCCGCCGCTTCGTTGCGGCGATAAAAGCGGCGTCCTTATGGCTGGGATCTCGGGCTGCTTGCAGGGCGAGAATCGTTTTCTTTTCCGAGCGAAGCGAGGAAAAAAAAGTTGAGAGTGAACCACCGATAGTGATCGACGCAAAAAAAGAAGAAGCCCCACCGCCTAAGCGATGGGGCCTCGACCTCGAAGGGGTTAGCTCAAGCGCTGAACCAGTGCCTCCATGCCTTCGATCAAGTAGGTGCGATCATCATCACTGAGGTCCGCACTAAATACCTTGGCCTCGAAATCATGCCAAGCGTTACGGATTGAATCGTTGCCTAGGTCGACCACCCAATCGGCCTCGGTTGCGACATCCTCAGCCTGTGGAATTTCCACGGGTTCTGGGGTGATGGCCTTGACCGCTTTACTGTGAGTGGTCTTATTGAACTTCCCAAGCTTGGAGGCGTTAGGCGCTACGTGCTCAACGAGTACGTCCGCCATGTCGATGTCCTGGGCAGCAGCAGCAGCGGCCAGCTTGTCCCAACGTGCAAGGAACTCGTACTCGCAGAGATCGACATCCATTTCGGCCAGTTCGAACACTGGGCGAACGACGGAGCGACGCTCGGCCATGTTGACGATCCGCAAGACATCCTCAGAGGCCTTGGTCTGGAGCCAGTTCTGAACGTTAGCGAATTTGTTAGTACGGCTGTCCATCGTGTCTACGTGGGCTGCTATGTGCTTGATGAGACGGTCACGGTAGACGGTCGCTTTCTTGCCCTCGGCTAGCCATCCGTTCACGACTGGCTCTAGTTCGATGAGCAGTGTTTGAAATTTGGAACCCGCCGCGGTGCTTGCCGCTGCGTACTGCTCGATTCCCTCAATTTGACTGGCATTAAGTTTGACGTTTGAAGCGTCGGTATTCATTTGGGATTCTCCCCTGTTTGGAGGCTGACCCTATGTCTGCCTCTCTGAACTACACAGTACACCCGCTAAGTATTCACCGTCAAGACATATTTGGGGCCAATTTCGATTCCGTGGAATTTCCACAGAACGAACGAACAAACGTTCGCCCCGTTACTTCTCACTATCTGTGAAGAATGCCAGACCTCCCGACACAGGCAAGCCCTCCAACGTATGAGAGGCTAGCCGCACTGTCCGCAGTAACAGAACCTCACCTCCCATGTTAAGTCCACCTAACAGCAGAAGTTAAGCGCACCTAACAGCAAAAGATAGGGGAACTTAACACCAAAAGTTAAGCTACCCTATCACTGTCGGCCATACCCACCCCTAGGGGGGTACCCCCTCGCCCACTGCACCATGTATAGATATCAATTTGGAGTGAGGAGGAGTTTTTTATTCTGGCCTTCGGCCTGTAATCTACTACTGTTGTTTGCAGTTGAAGGTTACAATGTGTTACTGTAGGGGAGGCGGCGGGGGGAGGAAACGCTTAGGGCGTTTCCTCCCCCCGCCGTTTCTACTATATAGTTGGGGGTGTCCCAAAATGGGACATTGTAGGTCTATTGGTAGGAGGACTGTTATGAAGTGGCAAACTGACCCCGAGTCAGGTGAACAGGTGATGCCTTCGGACTGGTCTGAGTTTTTGGATTGGTTGTTGTCGGAGGTTCGTGAGCCTGCTACTCAGAAGGAGTGGGCTTCGGATCGGGGTGTTAATGATCGCACGTTGAGGCGTTGGAAATCGGATCCTCGTTTTGTCCGTGAGTGGGACCGCAGGGCGGCAGAATTGAATGTTCACCCTGAGCGAACACAGTCTGTTGTTGATGCTTTGTATAAGCAGGCGGCTCAGGGCGATGTGAAGGCTGCTACTTTGTATTTGCAGTATATAGATAAGTTTACTCCGAAGCGTCGTGTGCTTGTTGAGGATGAGCGTGAGGCTTCTGGTTTGTCTGATGATGAGTTGGCTGCGGAGTTGGAGAGTTTGGTTGGTGAGTTAAGGAGTGAGGATGCCTAAGGTTGGCAATAAGCATTATTCTTATTCGGCTAAGGGGCGTGCGGCTGCTAAGCGTGCGTCTAAGAGGACTGGTAAGCCTGTTAAGAATGCTCGCCGCAAATGAGTGATCGTCAAGATTTGCATGATGATGGGATGTGGATGCAGCTTGAGGAGATGGGGGAGCGTCCTGATTTGTTGACTGATCCGTTTTTGGATGATGAGCCTATTGAGTGTTCGTTGGATGAGGTGGATATTTGTGAAAGTTGTCAGTAATGGCTTCGCCTAGGGTTAAGAATCCTAAGAAGTCTGCTAAGTATTATCGTTCTAATCCTGAGGCTAGGCGTAAGAAGTCTGCTTATGATACGAAGTTTGGTAAGCAGCCTGCTCAGAGGAAGAAACGGTCGGAGTTGAGTACTGCACGCCGCCGAGCGAAGGCTCGGGGCGTGGATTTACGGGGGAAAGATATGTCTCATGGCAAAGACGGGAGTTTGCGTCCTGAGAGTACATCGAGAAACAGAGCTAGGCAGGGGGCTGGGGGTAGAGCCCGTCTGCGTTAGGGGGGTCTATGTCAATAGAAGATGTCGCTGAGCGAACTGATGTTTGGGCCGAGTCCATCAAGAAGATCATTAAAGCTATTACGGCTGCTGTTGTGGCTCTTATTGCTGGTATATCTGGTCTTATGATGTTGTGGCCTGGTAATGAGAAGTCTGAGCCTGCGCCTATAGTTAGAACTGATTTGGTGCCTGGTTATGGGCCTCAGTGTTCGCAGTTGTATAATACGATTGACCATAATTGGACTGAAGGCCAGTGGTCTGTGTGGGAGAAATTGCGGAAAGATATGGGCTGTTAGCGTAAAGGGTAGCCGTTGTACCAGACGACAGCGGCTTTGCGTTCTCCAGATTGGATTGGGGTTACTCGATGTTCGATAAAGCTGGGGAATACGACCATAGAGCCTCTGGGGGCTTCGTTGAAGATGTGCATTTGGTCGTAGCAACGAAGCTGGAGTTCCCCTCCGTTGTAATCCTCGGGGTTTGACAGGTTGACTGTTGCTGAAAGTTTCCGTACAGTTCCTTGAAACTCTGGGAATGGGGTGATGTTTAATGGAATGGGGTTCGGTGCTGACTGGACGAGTTTACGGGCGGCATGCTGATCTTGGTTTCCGTCGATATGCCATTCATATTGACCGCCTTCGCGGTAGCGAGTATATTGTACGGCTTCTGGTATTTGTAGGTCGTAGTACCAGCCTGCTTCTCTGTTTGCTTGACGTATCCAAGCACAAATTATCTCGCTTATGGAATCATCGTATATCCAAGATATTTGAGAGTTTCGTTGTCCGCCTTCGTCCCCGAAATGGATCCCTTCGACCTCATGGATTTCCGCAGCAGCGTGGTCGATCTGGTCGCATTGCTGTGGGGTTAAAGCCTCTGGGATCCACCAGTAATGATTGGTAAGCACAATGTCTAGAATAGCAGAACTTCGGCAGGAAGCCGAATGGAGGAAGTGTGTCAAGAACGAGGGATATTTTTTACAGAACTATTGGCATATTGCTCACCCTGCTCACGGGCGTATTCTTTTTGCTTTACGTGAAGCTCAGAAGGAAGCTATCGACCACTGGGCAGCAAATAGATATTCGCTTACGTTAAAAGCGCGACAGATTGGGTGGAGCACGCTTGTTGCGGCTCACCAGTTCTGGTTGGCTTTTTTTCATCCAGACCAGAACATTATTGATCTCTCTCGAACTGAGAGGGAATCCGTACTGTTACTTCGGAAAAGTAAGTACGGATACCAACACTTACCGAAATGGATGGTAGAACGTGGACCTAAGTCCCTGGTGGAACACCAACAGCGAATGGGTTTCGATAACGGATCGCAGATTACATCAATGCCGTCGGCGTCGGATCCTGCCCGTGGTGAATCGGCCACACTTATTGTCGTTGACGAATGGGCCTTTCTCCCCAACCCTGAAGAGGCATGGGCGAGCATTGAACCCGTGGCGGACGTGGGAGGGCGGATCATTGGCCTAAGTACTGCTAATGGTTCAGGTAACTTCTATCATCAGTTGTGGGTTGGGGCTACTACGGGGTCAAACAAGTTTGAGCCCATGTTTTATCCTTGGTCTGCGACTGAAGATAGAGGGGACTCTTGGTATCAGGAGAAGATTGAGTCAATGCTGCCGTGGCAGCTTGCTCAGGAGTATCCAACTACACCAGAAGAAGCGTTTGTAAAGTCAGGTAACCCTGTATTTGATTTGGATATTCTGGAAGCGATGGAACGCAACGTGATTCGTGGGGAAGTTGGGTACATGCGGCTTAATGGTCGTTCGGCAGAATTTAGGCCGTCGTGAGTGTTGAAGTTTGGCAAGCGCCAGAAAGCATGTCTGCCTATGTTATGGGGGTAGACACTGCGGAAGGTCTTGGTCATGGCGATTACTCTGTAATCCAAGTATTGGATGTGGGTAGCGGAGAACAAGTAGCGATCTGGCATGGCCATATAGCCCCAGATTTGCTGGCTGAAGAAGTAATGGCGTTAGGGCTGTGGTATCGCAATGCTTTGTGTTGTGTTGAATCGAATAACCACGGGCTTACGACAATCACAGAGTTGCGTCATCTTGGTTACCCGAACTTGTTTAGACGCAGACAGTTAAACAACGTGAATAACAGAATTAGTCAAGAATACGGGTGGAAAACAACAAGAACTTCTAAACCGTTAATGATTGACGATTTGAGTTCCGCATTACGAAACGAAGAGCTTATTATTAGGGATAAACACACATTGGCAGAGTTACGAACATTCGTTCGTAACGACAGAGGCACGATGTCGGGATCTCCTTACGATGATAGGGTTATGGCTCTTGCGTTAGCTAATCAGATGCGTAAATTCGCACATGAACCTGAATATGCGCCAGAAGTTGACGATTATTGGACTGTTGACTGGTTCGCTAGGCTGCTACCTGGTCACAGTACGGCGGATCCGCTACAAATAGGCTTGAATACTATTCGTGGGACACATTAACCTAACTAATAGGAGCATGTTCCACAGGAAGGGCTGTAATGGCTAAATTTGTTTCCCACACCAACGGTACTGAAACCGTTGATGGGGCGAAAGGGAAAAACGCTAAGATGGAGCGGGGCGGCAGTGTATCTGCTAACCCAATCTGGACTCCTGGCGGACCTCAATCACCGAAACAACGTATGGACGCAAC